TTTATTTGAGTGGGTATCATAACTATCAAAAATTTCGTAATAAACATTTAACCAATCTCCATAATGTTTATCAATTAATATTCCACCTATTTCTAAATCTATATTTTTGACCATACCAAATGCTATTTTATTAATCCATCTGAATTTTTTTACATTGTTTGGTAGGGAAGAATGACTTGATAAAGGAATAGATGGTAAAGTTATTTTTAATGTTATATGGGATAATAAATCTCCAATTTTACTAATATTTATAGTAAGTTTTTTTCCAAAATCAGGATTAGAACTAAAGTATAAAGGTAATGTTTCTTGTGAAAAATTTGTATGTTTAACAAAAACTTTTTTAAAAAATGTTATTTCAGGATTTTTAGATAATTTACTATTTTTTTCACTTTTAGAATTTAATAATAGTAATCCATATGTCATGATTATTATTATTAATTAGAATTTGTTTAAATATAATTTAAAGTTAATTTAAAAGTATTTGAATGGTGGGATAAGTTTTGATCCACCTTCTTGTGTGATAGTTTTACTTAAAGCAATGAAGATAGCACCGAGGTTTTTACTTTGTTGTTCTAATTTGTTAGCTCTTTCTCTAACATTTTGTTCAACGAAGCTATTGAGGTGATCAACATTAACTTCTTCGCTATCATCACCATAACCAAGATCTAATAAATCAAGGTATTTATCGGCAATTCTAAGTGATTGGTGTAATTTAGCTTCAGAGTTTGTGAATTGTGTTAAAAGTTGTTTGATTTGAGCATCATCTTTAGCTGAAATGGTTTTGTTAACACCGCCTAATCTTTGTTTTAAGCCATCATATAAATGGGTAAGTTGATTACCAGCTTCGTTTGGCATAAGGTGTGAGAATCCGCCAAGTGATTGTTCGATTCTATCAACAACAAAGTCTGGTGCTCTTTCTGAACCACCGGCTTGGCTTTTGTTGTAAACTGAAGCCATTCTAATTCCTGGGGTGGCATACATTAAACCAATGGTTTGTACGGTACCTTGGACAGATGATGGTGAGAAGTTAGCAAAATCAGCAGCGGGTGTAAGGAAAGCACTCCATCCTGAGTTGAATTGAGATGGTCTATCGACATCACCAATAGCTGGGTTGCTAGTGTAAACTTCTCTAAGGATACCTAACCAACCTCTTAATTGAGGTCCGACAGTTACATTGTGTTTTGATTCCATATTTCTAGACCATTCGCCCAATTCTTGAACTGTTCCATTGGAACTGACAGCAATGTTGAATTTTTTGAAGGTAGATTTGATAACTACTGGGTTTGTGTTTCTAGCAGTTGACATAGCATTGACCCAGAAATTTTCGTCTTCCATAAATTCTTTGCATTCAGAAATATTGCTACCTCTTAAGCATTGTGTTAAGTAACCAGTACATTGATCTTCGTCTTTACCATCTAAACCAAGTAATTTACAGCAACCTCCTGGTTTACCACCGGCTTTAATTAATTCAGTTACACTTTGACCTGTTGTGGTATCAACTAATTGACCATTTCTCATTACATATCTGTTTGATTGAACAGCACCTGTAGATAATTGTGGTGATAAAGGTAAGTTAGCTGGATTTTTTTGACCTTCTAATAAACTTCTTACAACAGCTGGGCATAATTTGTAGGCTGCCATAATTTTATTTCTAACATCATCTCTATTTAAAAAGCTTCTTGCGGCTGATACATTCATACTATCAATATCAGATTTTTGTTCTGGGAAAGCAGCACCTAAGACAGCTCTAATATTGGCTTCTCTTGACGATAATCTACCGGCACCTCTTGGTAAAACACCAAGATTGAATGCTTTATCGAGTTCAGTCCAGAGCACACCTTTAACAACCACATCACCATCATTTACTTGACTTGGATCAGATAAGTTAACAGTATTTCCATCTCTTGATCTTACCTCATAAAAAGTTCTTGCAGTTCTAAGCATTTTTTCTTTTAAGGCTTGATGGTTTGTCTGATTTCTAACAGCATCTGAACCACCTGATGGGGATTCTAAAAGTGCTAACAGAATGTCTTTAGCTTCTCTTTGGTCTTTTGTACCATCAGATGGACCTCTAAAGGCATCTTCGTCACCATCTTCTACATTTAAAAGTGCTTTGACAACTAAAGCAAGAAATTTTGGGTGAACACCGTAGTAGGTAGCACTACCTTCAAGGTTATCATTGAAGTTTGCTGGGGAACCAGCAGAAGCAGCCATTCGTTGAGCGAATGCTGCATTAATATTAGGTGTTTCAGATAGAGCATGTAATAAAATTTTTAAATCTCCTTGTTCACTTGAATCAGAACCTAAGAGTCCTAAATAAGGTTGGAATCTTGACATACTTGTACTTGACATATATATATATATAGAAAAAAATAAATTTGAAAAAATTTAAATATTTTTTTCTATAGATTTTATATGAATAATTTATCACTTTTATTCTCAGTTGGTATTTTATTAGTTATAATATTATACTTTTTTAAAAAAAATAATGATGATAATGTTACTAATAAAATAAATGAAAAATTTAAAAAAGAAGAAAAACCAAAATTACAAAAGAAAGTAACTTTTAATGACGAACTAAATCAAACTACAAGTTTTTCTACAAAAAAAATATTAAAATATTTTGGTTCACATAGTTGTCCTCACTCAAATGCTGAAAGTAATACATATAAAATAGTTAATGAAGGATTACGAAATTACATAAATAAAAATAATCTTGATGTTGATATTGAAATTTATTGGTCAGGTCCTGAAAATAGAAGTCAATTTCAAGCAGCAAATGCTCAATATGTTCCTGCTATGACTAATGCTACTTTCAAACAAGTAGATTTTAAAATAACTCCTGATAATTTAGAAAAAAATATAGATGATTACGAACAAGAAGAATTTGACAATATAGTATTTAAATCATTTATTAGCAAATTATAAGATATCAAATTCTAATTGTTTATGAATATTCTTATTATAATTTTGAAATCCTGTTAATGCTCCAAACCAACAACCAGCGATACATCCTGTAGAATCATTATCACCAAAATGTAAAGTTGAAAAATAAATTAAATTTTCAAAACTATATTTGAGGTCATTCGATTCTAAGTCTAATATTTTATCTCTAGAGGTAATTGTTAATAATATAGCATCATATGCTAATATTGTAGCACCGATGCCAGAAGCACCAAATTTACTAAAATCGGCATTTTTATCGTTTATATCTATTTCAGGCATATAATCAATAAGTTCTGAAGTTCTATCTGCCGCATATAAAAATTCTTTTGGTTTTAAATTGAATTTTGATAGTCTATTTTCTCTGTATTTGTACCAATATTTCCAAAAATCATATTTTGTTTTTTTATAATTATCATAAATGTTAGTTTTTTTCATAAAGTTATCTATTTTTTTTGATTCATATAATGATATTAACATATCACACCACTTCCATGGTTTTATGTTTCTACAAGCATATGAACAAAATAATGAGGTTACTAAGCCTCCTAAAAATCCTAAAGTATAATTATGTGTTAATCTACTTGATTGTATAGAAAATTCAATTAGTTTATCAATATCTTCTTCTTTATAATAGTGTAATCCAATAAAACTTGTTCTAATTGCTGCCCCATTTCCACCCATTTTACTTGAAAATGGTATTTTATTAATATCCCTAGTTTTTGATAACAATTTTAAAGTAGAAATTGTATTTAATCCTGATACTCTTTTTTTATCTTCTAAATCTGGTAAAACTTTAATATATTCATTTATATAATTATCAATATCTTCTCCTTTTAGACATGCTCTTCTTGTCGCTAACATTAAAATTGTATCATCACTTGCATTCCAATTAGATACATTAATATTGAAACCACCTAGAGCAAAAAAATTATGAACAATATGATTAGTAACAATATTTGCTGAATATAAATTTTTTATTTCATAATTAAAATTAAATTCCCAAATACCATTATTAAAACCTAATGTATCTAAATATGATCCTAAAATTAAACTGCTTTGTACTTTTTCTTGATATGACATATAAATATATTACAATTTAATTTTAAATTTTATGATAAAGATAAATTTAAATTAAATATTATATGAATCAAAAGTTTATAATAAATAATAAAGAATATGATATTAGTGATTTATCTATTGTAAAAAATTATAAACCAGAAATGTTAAAATTAGAACCTTATCCATATATTGTAATAAAAAATTGTTTAGATCAAGAAATATATGATTATTTAGAAAAAAACTATCCCTCAGATAAAACAATTGCAGGTAATATGGAAGAGGAAAATGCTAGATATCAATTAAGTGTGGGTAAAATTACAGATAATAATGATATTGATAAAATATGGAAACTATTTACAGAATATCATACATCAGAGATATTTTACCGAGAAATAGAAAAAATTTTTAGTCAATCAACATTATTATCTCTTTTTAATTCAAGAAAAAAAAAACATAGACACAACTATAAAGAATTAACTATTGATAAAAGAATACCTCCAAAAAATAATTATAAAGGAAAAATTGTGCTTGATTGTCAAATAGGAATTAATTCTCCATCTACAACTGTATCTCAAGTAATTAGACCTCATGTAGATAGTAAGAGAGAACTTTATGCCGGATTATTTTATTTAAAACATGACGATGATAAAGGTTTAGGTGGTGATTTAAATATTTTAAACTTGAAAGAAAAATATGACAATATAGATAAATTTAAGGAAATAGTAGGAAAAAGAGAATCTCGATTTTTTGATGATTTTGAAAATAGACTAGATGTAATTGATACTGTTACATATGATAAAAATACTTTTGTTATCTTTATTAATACTAAAAATTCTATTCATGAAGTAACTCCAAGAGAACCTAATCCTATTTCAAGAAGATTAGTAAATATTATAGCAGAACAGTACAATTAGTATCTAAATCATAAGATTAAACTTATTTATATGAAATATATAATATCTTATATTATTATATACACTTGATGGAAATTTATGTTATAGCACTATCTGATAATCTCTCACAAAAAATTGTTGCTGATACTTATAAATCTTTAGAAAGTAAAAATATTAATTTTAATAAGTTTGAAGCAATTAATGGATATGATGTTAAAAACAAAGATATACTAAATAAATATAATAAAAAAAATAAAATAATACCAAAAAAATTATTAAAACCAGGTCAGTCTGGATGTTTTGCATCTCATATGGAATTAATTATAGAATGTAGTAAATCTGATAAAAATTATTTAATTTTAGAACAAGATGCTATCTTAATGGATAATTTTGATCTTAATTTTTTAAATAAATGTTCAGATAATTGTAAAGATGTTATTCTATTAGATCCATATAATCCTTATAAAAAAGATTATAATCAAAATGTTAAAAAAGATATTACACTACATAAATTACAATTAATCGATAATTTAAAAAAAAATATTGAATCATTAAAAAAATATAAAAAAAAATTAAAAAAAGAACAAAAATTAACACCCAAAAGAAGACAAAAAATTCAAACAAATTTAATATCTTTAACTAATAAATTAAAAGATAAAGAAAAAAATAAATTATTTTATAATTATCACTACAAACATAAACATTTTACAAGTAAAGGTGCTTATTGTTACATTATATCACCAACAGGAGCAAAAAAAATATTAAAACATATTAAGCATCAATTAGTTCCTTTAGATCATATTTTTGTAAGATGGAAAAATATTAATGTAAAAACAACAACTAGAACAATATTTAGAATTAATAAAAAATATAAAGCTGGAGTATATTCTTCTACTTCGAAAAATTATGAACTACTAAATAAACAATAATATAGTTAATTTTATAAAATTTTAAATATTTATAAATTTTATTATTCTGAAAAGTCTATTGTATTTGGAAGTAAATTATAAATTATCCAATTTATTTTTTTACATTTATTATAACTCATAGGTTTAAGACAATGATAATCTGAATATTTACCTTTTTTTATTTTATTTTTTATTGATTTTGAAATTTTATATTGATTGTTTAGAGTCATACTTCTACATAATCGATTATACCCAGTTTCTTTATCTTTAAGAAAAACATAATCATTTGTTTTTTTATTCCATTGCATTACTTTTTTATATAAAAATAATTGATCTGTGTTCCATCCTGATTTGTTATGTCCGTCAATATAGTTTATTGATTTATTTTCACTAATAAGTGTTTGTTTTATATCTTCTTCATTCTTAATATTAAATACATCTTTCCACACTTTTGGAGTAGCAACCTGCCACATCATACATATTTCTCTATTACAATAAACATAATCTCTTAAATTTATCCATTTATTATTTGGAATATTTTCAATATTTTTTGTAAAAAATGTTTTATTCATTGGTAAATTATCTATATCAGTTATCATAACACCGTTATCATAATTAAGAATACATGGATATAAATTTCTAATAAACTGTGAGGTAAAACATGTTGATACATTTTTAATTGGTTCAAAAAGTATTATTTTATCTTTATATTGAATTAATTCTTCAGGAATTTTTTCTGCTATTAATATAATTTTAATATCAACATTTGGATATAATTTATTCCATGTTTCGATAAAAAGAGGAGCAAAATCTAAATATTCTTTTTTTTCGTTAACAGATGTTAATACACAATCTAATTTCATATATATATATATATATATTATTTATATTTATATTATTTATATTTATATTAAACTAAAAATAAAGATTTACCTGGTTTATCCCAAGTTGTAAATTTTCCTACATGATTTATATAATATTTTTCTCCTGTTTCATAATCTAATTCTTCCTCCCAACCATAAGGTATTCCATTTTCCATAATTGTACCAAGAGGAATCCCTGGATGTAACCATTGAGTATGTTTTGTTATTTTACAGGCATAGTATTTTTTTTTAGTGACTGAGTCATATATTTCTACCCAACCTATGGGTAATTTGTATTTATCAGTTTCTGATACTCTTTTTTTTTCCCTAATTAATTTGTTATATATACTATTAGATATTTTACTTTGTTGTAATTGTAATTTTTTATATTCTACTTTATCATTTATTGAATTTAAACTTTTTCTAATATCTCGTGCTGAGGCATAATCACTATTATTATCAATGTTATTATCATTAACTGTTGAGTAATAATGATCTTTACTATAATTTTGGTATTTTACTTCATTAATTTCATCTATCTTATTATAAATAGGATTTACAAAATTTCTTTTATTTGTTACATCTTTAGCAGAAGCATAATGACAATTGTTATAATTCTTAATATGATCATAAACTGTTGAGTAATAATGATCACTCATTAATTTTGTGTGTAAAAATTTAAATAAATTTAAACGAATTTTTTTTAAATGTTTAATTCATCCAGATTTAATCTGTCAATCTCAATATCCATGTTATCATACTGAAAATCATTGTTATCTCTATTATTAGTTTTATTTTTTGTAACCTTACCTGTTTGATATAATTTAAATGCTCTATCTAAACTTGTATAATTATCTGTTTGAACAGAATCTTCTAAATATAGTTTTTTACAATCTTCTAAATGAACATAATTAACTTTATTCTTTGAACATTGATAAGGTACAATTTTATCTTGTTCATATCTAATAATTTTATCTGAATATAATCCATTTACTTTTCTATCTTCAAAAACTGTGTTAAAATTTTCTTCATTTAAATTAAAATCTCTCTGAATATTTTTTAATTCTCTTCTTTTTGATTCATGATTTGATAAATTTGTTTTTACATCTCGACTATAATTCATATTTCCATGTCTATTTAATAACATTCTTGATTGTTCGACAAATGAATTGGCAGCCTCTTTTTTATTACTTGGAAAATATTTATTTACATTTTGTTTACTATTTTTAAAATTATCTTTTAACTGATTGTGTTGTTGATTACTCTTTAATAACCAATTGTCATATTGATTTTTTAAAATAGGATCTGATAATATATGATTTGCTGTAATTATATTTTCGTAAATTTTTTCTTCTAATTTAGTTATTTTATCTGGATGAAATTTTTTTACAATTTTTCTAAATGATTTACTAGCTTCTTGACAAGTAGCTGTTAATGGTATATCTAATAATTGATACAAGTTAAATTCTAAACTATTAAAATTATAAGATTTATTCATATAATTCTTATAATCATAATTCTTTAATCCATTATTGACATGATATTTCTATTAGATCATTTTCTGGAATAACGATTAAAACCCAAAAGCAGGATTTTTTACAATATCCTTGATAATTTATTTGGTTCTATTTGGTGTTACTTCATGTATTTCATTATTATAACTAACATCATTAATTAATATAATTTTAATTTATAATATCATTTATTTCAGGATTATATTTTAATAAGTTATTATAATCATTTTTAGATAAACATTGTTTTGGATTATGAACTCCAAAAGGATTTTTATAATATTCTCTTTCTACAGAAAATTTTAAAGCAATTTCAAATGGTGGTAAATTCATTTTATCTTTATTTTTAGATGTGTAAAAATTATCTTCAGGCCAAGTTTCTCTAATATTTTTTATATTGTCAATTATTTCTATCATCTTACTTTTTTTTCTTAAAGATAATCCTCCATTAAGATGTTCTCTCAATATTAAATTCCCTCTTTTAAATCTAACTGGAGCTCCTATAAAATCATAACCAAGAGAAATAAAATACTTAATATTATGATCTGAATTTGATAATAAATAACTATCAGTTTGAAAAATTAAAATATTTTCTCCTTCAATTTTATCCCAAAAGTCTCTTGAAACTAATAAATTACTATATTCTAGTCTATTTAAATTGGTAACATTAAGATTAATTAAAATTATATTTCTATTATTATATTTATTTTTAATTTCTAATACTAGTTCTATATTATCATTTCCATGATATATATATATATTACAATCATCTATATTATCTATCATATTTTTTATTACTAAGTCCAACTTTGTATGATTTCGTGGTTCAACTATTACAGCACTATCTAATTTATTCGTCATATAAATATAAATAAATTTTATTTATAAATATATATATATATATATATATGAATAGTATTGTTCTTAATGAAATAAAAAATGATTATACAAATATTTTAAAAAAAATTATAAATAAACCAATTTATGATAGATTTCAACAAATATATCTTTCCGCTGATAAAAATAAAAATCAAACTGTCTTGTTAAAAAGTTTTCAGTTATCTTTAAAAAAAATCATATCATGGAATGACGATAATATTAGTGTAGAAAAGAAATATATTTTAAATGAAACACAAAAATATTCTTATTTTGTTAATTTAATAAAAATTATCTTTATGATAAATATAAAATTGTTATCTTTGGACTCAGTAAGTAAAGAATTTTATAATGATATTAACTTGGATAAATTTATTCATAACTTATACTCTGATTGTGCAAGAACATTTTGGAATTGTCCCTACTTATTTGACACAAATACCAATTCTATTGAAATAAAAAAAAATCAAAAAGAAATAGAAAATATAATTAATAATTCTATTGATATAACAATAAAAATGATGTTACCTATAAATTTAATGATTAATTCTATTTTAGGTCCTAAAAATTATAAGAATGAATTAAATAATATTCTATCAATAGAAACAATTGATATTGAAAGAATATCTTCATTATTGAATAATAATGTTGTTAGTGATGAAAATCCTGTAAATAATGATGTTCCACAAATTAATAATATTATAGAAAAAGTAGATAACAATATTCAACCTAATAATAATATAAATAATGAAATAAATGAAGTTAGAGAAAAAGTTAGATCTATTACAGAAAGAAGATATACCAGTCCTAGACAAAGTGAATCTGATGAAAAAAATGATATTCATGAAAATTTTATCAAACAAAATGAGGATGAAATATTAGATATTATAAATAAAAATAATGTAGATTTAACAAGTGTTAACAGAAAATCAAATTCATCTACATTACGAAATATAATAAAAACAGATATAAAAAAATCAGATAGACAGTCAACAGCTAGAAATAGTAATAGTAAAATTAAAAGTGAATTAAAAAGAGATTTAAAAACTACTGAAGATTCAAATAATGATTCTTCAAAAAATTCTTTAAGCAATAAAAATTATGCAGACATATACTCAAATAGTGATACAAAAAAATCTACAATAAGTACAGTTAAAAAAGATGAAATTAATGAAAAAGCTAAATTTTTTAATAATTATTTAAATTTTTAAGCTATTGGTATTTTTAAGTCAAGTATAACAAATAATATAGTTGATAAAAATGGTATTTTAAGTGTATCACTTGGTTTCATAGCACTTTCTGGAACATATCTTGTGATAATAAAAACAAATGCTGAAAATAAAACAAATTTTAATAATTTTTTTTTATGATTATCAGTAAAATCCATATATAATAAGTTGAGATTTTTTATTTCTAAAGATAAATATATATGATTTTACTTTTAATTTTATTTACTTTTACGATAATATTATGGTTTCAAAATAAAAATTTAATTACAAAAGAATCAAATTATAAAAAAATCTTTGATATATTAAAAATTCCTACTCTATCTATTTTAATTATTTTACTAATCCATTTTTCAAATGGAAAAAAAAATACAATACAACTAATAAAAAATGATTTCTTTGTAGACAGGTCTAATTTTTAATCAACAGTTACAACTTTTGCTAAATTTCTTGGGTAATCAGGATTATGACCTTTTATTAATGCCATTTCATAAGCTATAATTTGTAATGGTATTATTGATAATATACTTCCTAAAATATTTAATTTTGGTATCCTAATTAAATTTTTTACATCTAAATCTATATCTGATATTACAATTATATTTGCTCCACGAGATTTTACTTCTTGTAATGTACTTAACATAAAATCTTTATAAATATCATCCATAATAAATAATATTATAGGAGTATTTTTTTCTATTAATGAAAAAGGACCATGTTTTAAACTACCACCACAAAATGCTTCTGCATGAATGTAACCTATTTCTTTTAACTTTAAAGCACCTTCTCTAGCAATTGATTCATAAATATTTTTACCTAATAAAAAACAAGAATTACTATTACATAATTCAGTAGCTATCTTTTTATAATTTTCTATATTAGTAAGTGTATTTTCTACATGAGAGGAAATAAATTGTAATTCTTTAATTGTTTCTGTTGTAAATGTATTCAAACATTTTTTTTCGCTAAACCATAATATCATTAATGTTAAAGCGATTTGTTGGCATACAAATGATTTTGTTGAAGCAACAGATACTTCCCTACCTGCATTTAAATATATTCCACAATTAGATTCTCTTGCTATTAAACTACCAACAGTATTTACTATTCCAATTATAGGTATATTAAGTGTTTTTACTTTAATCATACTCCTATGAACATCTTTTGTTTCACCAGACTGAGATAAAACTATACAAATACAATTCTCTGGATTAGATATATCGTATAATTCAAATTCAGATGCATCTATTACTTTTACATTATTAAAAATTTTATTTTTTTTAATTAGGTATGAAATCCATAATCCTGAATTTAAAGAAGTACCGCAACCTAATATAATTAGTTCATCTCTATTTTTTAATAAATCATATTCATTTGTTAATCCACCTAATTTAATTTTATTTTCTAGAATTCTAGCTCCAAAATTTAGTGTTCTTTGAATTGCTATAGGTTGTTCCATAATTTCTTTAATCATCCAATGAGGAAAAGGATAAGGAGAATTTTGAAAAACAAAATTTTTTATAGATATTGTTTCCTTATTTTTAAAAAAACTATTTATTGATCTATTTTCATTTCCATTATTAATATTTTCTATATTTATTTCAAGTATTTCTCCCTCATCTAAACAAATCACATTAGTACATTTACTACAAATAGCACCAAGTTCTGATGATAATAAAATTCCTTCATTTGTTTTTCCTAAAAGTAAAGGACTCCCCGATTTTGAAATAAATAAACTATTTTGTTTATCATTTATAATAGCAACAAGTCCCCAGCTGCCTTCTAATTCATTAATAGCTTTTTTAAAAGCATTAAATTGATTTTGTTCTTTCTCTAAATGATAAGAAATAAGATTAGATATTATTTCTGTATCAGTTTCTCCTTTAAATTTAAAGCCTTCTGAAATTAATTTTTCTTTTAGTGATAAATAATTTGTTATAATACCATTATGAACTAATGAAACTCTATTTTTAAAATCGATATGTGGATGAGCATTTATATCATTTTTTTCTCCATGAGTTGCCCATCTTGTATGAGCTATGCCAATATTTGATGTTGGTAAATTAATTTTATTTATAAGTTTAGATAAACCTTGTTCTTCAATTGTTGAAGCATATTTTTGTATAAAGAATTTATTATCTTTTAAAACACAAATACCACAAGAATCATAACCTCTGTTTTGGAGTTGTTTTAAACCTTCTAATAAAATTTCATTTTGATTTTTACAATTTAATGATGCAATAATTCCACACATTATATATATATATATATATTTATATATATAATCGAATTTGATAAACTAATTAAAATATTTATTATAACAATCTGTAATAGTAATTCTTTTGATAACATCATTACAACATAGATCTGATATAATACTATTTATTTTTGCTCTTTTTTGATTATTATCGTAACAAGATACACTTTTATATTCATTAAATATATAAAATAGAAAGTTCAAAACTCTCCCAAAACAATAACTATCTATTTTATATACAAGCATATTATCTTTTAAAATAGGAATATTTCCATTTACTTTAACAAAATCATTTGCTTTAATTTCTGGTAATCCAGGTTCAGGCTCTGCTATTTTTTTTGGAAAATAACCTGGTGTTCCTTTTTTATTTTTTAAAAATCGTATAAATGGTTCTTGAGTACAAAATCCAAAATCTATTATTTTAAATGTGTTAGTATATTTATTTACCATAATATTTTCAGGTTTAATATCGAGATGACAAAGTTTTTTATTATGTAGAAACATAATACCTTTCAAAATATGTTTGACAAAAAAATTTATTTTAGAATATGAATTAAAAACTGATAAATCATATTGTTTCATTTCTAGGATAATATCATGTAAATCTGTATTTCCAGCGTAATCAATGTAAAAACATTGAAGCGATGTATTTGTAAAAATTTTAATCTGGTGGTCTTTTACAAGTTCTTTTAGATCATGATAAAAATTGTCACTTGGATTTAAAACTATATAATCATTATCTGGTATAGAATAATATTTATTGTAGTTTTTTATTTCTCTTACTAAATCTAAATATTGAAATTCATCATGCCCTTTTGTTATTTTTGTAATCTTTAATAATTTTTCTTCTTTTGGTTTTACAAAATTATTATAATGAAAATTTCCTAGTATGATAGAATTAGCTCCTGTCTTAATAATTTTTGACATATTATTTAATTTAAAATAGAAAATTAATATTTCAATTTTAAATTAAATTGTTATTTAAAAATGTGGGTTAAAATAAATTAATAATGAGTAAAATTTATTTTTTATCAGAAGAAGATATATTAATTCTTTTTAATCAAATTAATGTAAGATTTAAGGATAATCCATTGAATACAAGAAATACTAGAGGGAATATATTAAATTATTTATATACATTTGAAACAACACAAAAAGAATTATATGGAAACTGGGGAAATTATAATATGGAAAATAATACAGATTTTAATGGAATTTATGGATATCTTGAGGATATTATAATTGGTCATTTTAAGGGATATAAGATATTTTAATAAAAATTATTAGAATAGTTAGATTTTTTATAAATTTTTTATTCTAGTCTATTTTAATGACTTCAAAAGATATTCAATACGGTGCTTCAAAATTTAAAATAAAAAAATTTGATATTAAGAGCATGGCTGATCATGCTACTATTGCTATGATTGCTAAAAGAGCCTCAGGAAAAAGTTATCTTACTAAAGAAATTATGTTTCATCAAAGACATATTCCTACTACAATAGTTATTAGTAAAACTGAAAAATTAAATAAATTTTATGGAGATTTTGTACCTGATGTATATATTTACGATGAATATAATAATACTATTTTAAGTAAAATTTATGATAGACAAAGTAAATTATCAGATGATAATAAGCAAAGAAAACAAGATGGAAAAAAATTAAAAGATGATAGAATAATGTTAATTATGGATGATTGTATGAGTTCTAAGGGTTCTTGGGTTAAAGAACAACAAATCTTAGAATTATTTTTTAATGGTAGACATCATCATATTTCATTTATTTTAACTATGCAGTTTGCTTTAGGTATACCTCCAGAAATGAGAAGTAATTTTGATTACATTTTTTTATTAGCAGAAGATTTTATTACTAATAGAAAAAGATTGTATGAACATTATGCTGGTATGTTTCCAAGTTTTGATGTCTTCCAACAAGTATTTTCTGAAGTTACTCAAGATTATGGAATAATGGTTATAAATAACAGAGTTCATAGTACAGATATAACTGAAAAAGTATTTTGGTATAAAGCAAAAGAAACACCTGACTTTACGGTAGGTGATAAAAAATATAAAAAGTATCATAAAAAAAATTATGATAAAGATTGGAATAAAAAAGTAGATATGTTTGATACTTCTTTTTTAACTAAAAAAAGAAATAAAATAAATTTTACAATAGAAAAAATAAAATAATTTACATGAAAAAAGATTTTAGTTTTTTTACTACAATTTCTTTACTAGAATAACAATTTTTAATTCTACTTGTTGCCCTAGATGGAATTTTAAAATTATTATACACCGCAATATTAAAATCAATTAATCCTATTTCTCCTTTTTTACTAATTGTTATGTTCTTTCTTAAAATATCACAATGGTATATTTTCATCTTATCAAGATTAAATGCAATACAATTTATTTGTTCTTCTATATTTGGAATTTTATATTTCTTAATATTTTTAATTTTATCTAATGATTTTCCAATATTAGTCATAAGAATACCATCACAAAAATTATTTTTAATAGAGAAAATATATTTTGGAAAATGATTTTTTTTTTCTTTACAATTACAATTATATTCTTTTTTTATTTTTTGTAAACATGATTTTTCTAATTCAAAAGTTTCAGTCTTTGTTAAATTAGTTGTAAAATTAGACTTTATGTAAGTTTTAAAAAAATAGTATTTTTTATAATGAATAAGCATTATACATATAACTAATATTATTAAAAATAATTTGTTTCTATTCATTTAAATAACTTTAGAAAATATTTACGATAGTTTATTTTTTAATTCAAAATATTTATTTAAAACATCCATTTCTAATTTTTCTTCAATTGATTCATTTTTAAATTGTTTCATATATAGATTAGCATTTTGTATAATTTTTTTACACTTATTCTGATTATTTTCACACCAAATATATTTTTGATATAAATCACTAAAATCATCTTTTAGTAAAACATAATGATAATTAGGAATTAAAGTTGTTTCCATTAACCAACTAGTTACCCTTGGTCTAGCCATTAAAACTAAACTATTTGAATTTAACTTCCAATTAATTCCAGAATCTTTATCATTACCTTCTAGAGAAAGAATATATTTATATTTCAAAAAATCTTCTGGTTTACAACTACCTTTAACATAAATATTATATTTTTTTAACCAATCTCTATGTATAAAACTAAACCCAACATCTATTTCTTTTTTTTTATTAAACCATTTTTCAACTAAATTGAATCTATTAACTTTTCTTGGTTTCCATATTTTAGCTTCAAACTCTTGGGAAGATCCTGTAGTAACACCTCTCCAAAATACTATATTTTTCTTTTTATCAAATGGTATATCTAGTGGTTTATTATAATACAAACCCCAGTGTCTTTTTTTATTAAATAACTTTAATAGGATAGCACTTGTGTTTCCTTCATATCTATTTTTAGATAAAGTCCAATTATTTTGATCTTTATGAGTTATAACATCACCTCTTGCAAAAGAAAATCTCTCATTTATATTATCAGTTTTAATTAATAAATTTTTTAAAGGTTGATCATAAACTTCATCATGAGTATTAATTTTAAAAGTTAAATCATTTATACAATGTTCATTCATTTTTGTATGTGGAATATCTTTATAAGTTCCTAAATAGAATTTTAATCTTTTATTATAATTCATTTTATTAAACCAAAAATAAATTTCTAAAAAATAGTTTTTTTTATACTCAATAAATAGAAAAAAAATTATTAATGATACACACAATATTTTGTATTTATTCATTTATATTATAATAGAAAATATTTATGATAGTTTATTTTTTTAAATTTCTTTTACATTTAAAACCTATTTTAACATTTTTATCAAAAGAATATTTATATTTTTTCATCAAATAATATAACGGAGCTTTATAATTTTTATTTTTTAAATCATTAGATAACCACAAATATTCTTGAACTACTTCTTTATCTAAATATGGATATCTTCCTTCTATTCCATGTAAACTAGATGTAGCTTCTTCTTTATCAATAAATGCTCTCATTGTCCCATTAAAAAAATTATTCCAAGGAAATATTTTAGATAAGTCACTAGGAAAATATCCATTAATTTCACTAAAGTGTTTAAAAGGTTTTTTATTAAATCCATAATCACCCATTATTTCATCAGGACCTTGTCCAGATAAATAAATAATTTTATTTTCTTTTTTAGCAATTTTAAATATATGATTTAATCCCGCACTAGCCCATGTAATATTACTTAAGTTACTATAACCAGTAGGATATTGTTTTAGATTAGTTGTTTTAATTTTAGTAATATTTTCATCCATATTTTTATTTATATAATCTCTACTTTCTTGATATTCATCTTTATATAATTCTATAAACATATTATTATTTCTTATAAAATTATTTCTTTTTTTAATAGTCTCTACTTTTTCAGCTGCTTTTATTGTATACGATTTAAAATTAATTTTATTATTTTTTAAAACTAAATCAATACACCCGCTATCATAACCACTACTCAAAGTTATAAATATTTCTTTTGTTGTATTTGTTCTTTTTAATATAGATTTTACAAAAGCTTTTTCCCAATCATCAAAATTATTTTTATATTGTTTGGTACAAAAATTATATACATCTATCGTTTTTATTATTTCACCATTTAAATTAAATTTTATACAAGTGTTATTAGATAATTTTAATATTTCTTTATTAGTTAAATTTTTTAATACAGATTTAAATGAACATATCATAAAACCATTATCATAACAATAAAATAATGGTTTGGTAGAAAAAATATCACTAGATAAAATAACAATATTTTTGTTGAAATCAAAAATTACGATAGCAAATTCACCATCTAATTTTTTTACAAATTCTTGATCATACTTTTGATATAATTCTATAAGACACTTACCATCTGAATTATAATTACCAAATTCTTTATAATTATAAATTTCTCCATTAAACAGACAAACTATATTATCTTTTATAAATGGTTGTAATGTTAATTCTCCGCAAATATGTAATAAATTATGTAAAAAAATATAGTTATTTTTAATCAAAGTATTTGTTTTATCTGGTCCTCTTAATTTTAAAAGTTTATTTAAATCATGAATATTATTACATACTTTATCTAAAAGTATAAGAAAACTACACATATATAAGTTTTTTATAAAAGAAAACTTTATTTAAAACTTAAATATAATAAAAGTGTTTTATATTGTAGATCTACCTTTATCATTTTGCCAATCACCGTCTACTCTATCTAAATTATCATTTCTTTCAACACAACTTTTTATTAAATAACTTGGTACATTATTTTTTTCAAATTCTGATAAAAATGATTTCGAATCTTTTGGTAAACATGTTCCACCATATCCTCTTTTACCATCATGACCTGGACAATTAGAATGACTACTACCTATTCTGGTATCTATAGTAACTAATTCTCTAACATAATCAAAATTAATATTTTTTTTTTCACAAAAATCATAAATTTCATTAAAAAAAGAAACCTTTAATGCTAAAAATGTATTTTTTGTATATTTTACTGTTTCAGCTGTGTCTGATTCAACAACATATATTTTATTACTTTTTATTTTATTACTATTGTAAGAATAGTTTATTAATTCTGTAAATCTTTTTATTAAAATTGGATCATTACTTCCGATAGTCCATTCAGTAGCATTAATAAAATCATTCATAAAGTTTTTTTCAGTTAAATATTCTGGCATAAAACCACAATTTAATCTTTTACTAGTTCCTGGTGGTACAGTTGATCTAATTACAATTTTACAATCAGAATTTATATTCCTTAAACTATTTACAACCGATTCAACAATGTTCGTATGACAATTATTATTATTATCTAATGGTGTAGGTACAGCAATAAATACTAAATCACAATTTGAAACTTTTTCCAATGTGGTATCTTTTGGATCACATAAATCTGGATTTATATCATAAACAAAAAAATTTACATTGTCACAATCTAATATTTTAGTAGCTTTACCTACAAAACCATAGCCGATTAAACCAATATTCATATAATTATATATATAATTATATAAATAAATTTAAACTAATTTTTATCATTTAATTCTTATTATACTTTGTATTAATATATCTCTTATACCACTCTCCGTAAATATTATCAACCGATTCATAATATGTTGGTACAAAATTTTGAAAAACTGGATGATAAAAGTGTCTCTGGATTTTACTGTAATCTTCTTCAATCTGTTCCTTTGAAGGGTTTTCTATTTGTAGACTTGGAATTGTCTTTGGAAAGTCAATGTAATTAAAGTTCTTTGAACGGATAGACAGAGTATCATAGATAACCTTAAGTAGACGGCGATTCATTATATTTATATCATTCTATAAATAATATAATTTCAATTTTTTATACAAGTTTACGAAAATGATTTACCACAACCACAACTAAAGTCTGAATTTGGATTTTCAAAAGTGAATCTACTTCCCATTAAATCGGTTGTATAATCAATTTTAGTATCTATTAATTTAAAAATATAGTCTTTATTAATTTTTAAAATGTAATCATCTGTAGTTATTAATTCATCTAATTTATGAGGATTTTCATTACATGGTTGTAATACATATTGAAACCCAGAACATCCTCCGCTTTTAATTCCAAATTCTATATATTTTTGATTATGTTGAAATTGGATTTGTTTTAACATATTATGAGCTTGAGGTGTAATTCTTAATATATTTTTTATCATTATAAATTAAGATAGATATTCTCTAAAAGTTAAACTGTATCTTTTATCTTTTGTTTCACTTTTAATAATTTCGTGTTTATAATATTTCTGTGAACCACCAGTCATAAAAAATAATGAATTTGGCTCTAGGTCAAAAGTATATTTTTCATTAGTATTATCATTAGTAAGAATAAAACGGCGAGTAACTCCAATTGAATAAATTAGAATTGTAGGATATTCTCCAAAACTTAGCGGATTATCTTTATGAGGAGCAATAATATCATTACCATCATTATATTTATTTATTAAACAACTGTTAATTTTCAAATTGAACTCATTATTAATCTTTTCTTGTAATTTAAGTAAAGTTTCATCGTAATCATGAGAAACCCATCTATCATGATGATATTTCCAATATTTACAAAAATATTTTTTATCTTCTTGAAACCATATTTGTTCTCTATCTATTTTTTTTCCATTTTTCCTAACACCTCCTTTAAAATCTAAAATTTTAACCCAATCTGAAATAGAAGTATAATTTTGAGAATCTAAAAAATCAGATATATAATTAAGTTCGGTTTTTTCATTTCCATCATACAATATATGTTGTTCCATATTGAATTTTGTTAATATTTATTTTATTTTTCAGTTTTTCCTTTAGACAGTTTAGGAATTGGTAGTAACTTACATGTACCTTCCTTTTTACATAAATCATGTTTTTTACAATCTTTAACTGGGTAACAATGATGACATTCAGGTTGCATACAATCTCCTAAAACACACCATTCAGTAATCATAAAAAATCCTCTATAAGGTATACCATTTTTAAATACAATATTATTCATATAATATTATTATTCTTTTTTAATGCTTTTAATATATTTTTTTGAAAAGTGAATCGCAAGAGAAAATATTATTACAATATATACAAAATTAAATCTCGATTCAGAAATATGGATTTGTGAATTAACATTTTTATCAATAATATAGAATTCTTCATTAAATTTTAGTGAATTAACATATACTGAAAAATCATATAATTTATTATTTATTCTATAATATTTAAATCTTTTTGTATTTAAATTTTTTATATAAGAAATTAAATTAAAATCTTTTTTAGATGAATCAAAAATATTGTTAGATAAATCTATTTTAAATGTCTTTAATAAACTTTTATTTGAAAAAACTATATATCTCAATTTTTTACAATTTGAAAAAACCATTTCTTCAAAAATTTTAATATTATTTTGAAAAACAACTCTATATAATTCTGAAAAATTAAAAAAAGTATTTGTT